TATTGCCCAAGTAACCTGTGCCTTTTTGCAATAGTTCTAGATCATCGCCAATCATACCTGCAGTTGGATAATAGTAAGCAGCAATTCTGTCCGCAGTGTTTGTAAAGTCTGCATCTAGTTTTACTGTAAGTACTGTGTTACCACTGGTGTTTTCCACACTAAAGGTTGATCCACTAGTAAAGCTCAGTGCTACATCATACACTTCCTGTGTTAGAGTGGCAGTATTTTGGTAAGCAACTACATCGCCTGCAGTGTAAGCAGTATTTGCTGTCCAGTCCTTAACGATACTTGTGTATGTAGTACGATCAAACTTAATAGTAGTGTCAAAACTTCTTATTGTTGTGTTTACCAGTCTTGGACTTACTAGTATGCCTGTGCCGCTGCCTGTCACAGTAATAGTTGGTTCTTGTGTATACCCGCTGCCCTTGTTTGTCATTGTAATACTAATAATTGTATCACCGTTTGTTTTTGCAGTTGCCACTGCTTGCACACCGCCTGCGAGTTGCGGTGCACTAATTGTAATTGTAGGATCTGTAATATACCCAGTACCAGCATTTACAATCTGTATGCTATCCAGTTTATAACCATAGTTTTCACTCCAGGGCTTGTTAAGTCCTTGAGTTTGTAGTATCTCATCACCGCTAAATTCACCGCTTGGTTTACGGAAGTACCCCTGTGTTTCATCATAGTATGCATGCAGATCAAAATCAGTAGTATCACTGCCATAGAGATCCAACTTGTCATACTTGCTGACGTATTCGCGAATCTTTGTTTTGTAAGGCTTTACTTCGTTTATAAAGTCCTCAATAAAGTCTGTGTTGTCAAACTTAAATGTGTTGTACTGATCCAAACTACGAATCTTATGTGCAACTGTAATGAAACTTGTTTTGAACATCCAGTCTGGACTAAAGTTACTTTCATTTAGTGCGTATTCCATTAAACGGAAGAACAGTTCATTCATATTAATTTCATAGTCACCAATAAAGACATCGTTCTTTAATGCTTCAATGATTTGTCTAATTTCTTGTGCAGGCACTTTATCAAATGCAGCAAAGTCAAATCCATCATTGTCAAATCCTGTTGCTTCAAAGTTGCTATTGGTTGTTGCAAAACTATACAAACTTGCGTTAAACTGCAGTGTGCCACGCTCAATAATAACCTCATCCCAGCCTGTGTCAGTCTTAGCGAACATACTAAAGTTGCCTTCGTCATTGCTGGTTACTTTAGCAATGTCTCCTGTAACCGCACTGGTAAGTGTAAGTAGGTCTGCTTCCAGAGTAACTTGATAAGCAGGCACTGTAGTTGCATCATAACCTGTTGCATAATAGGTTGCGTAATCCCAATAGTCTGATGTGTTGTAACCCTGAATATTTGATAACAGCCAACTCTTGTCCGCCTGCAATGTATAAATTGTCCAGTAATTACTTTGATTTTCATCTTCTAGAACTAGTACTTTATATCCTGTGCTAAGGATAGCAGTGTTAAGGAAATCTCTTTCCTGACTTGAATCAACACTGGTGTTATATTCGCCACTGTTGACTGTAGGAATATTTTCACTGCTTAATAGTTTTGTTAGATTACTGTTTCTAGCAAACGGTGCTTTTACAAGTACACTGTTTGTATACTGTGTTAGAACTTTAAGTGCTGCAGCACGGTTAACAAACATGCCCTGACGTGGCTGTGTAAGCACACCGTACTTTTCAACTTCACTTAGGAATGGATCTGGTACACTGTTACCAACACTATCGCTGCCTGCTAGACTGTCAACAAGTTTTGTATACATTCTTGCTGGGATAGCCTGGTCAGTGTTGCCTCTGCCATATAGTTCATACTCACTGTGCAACACGCCTTCGTTTTTAACTACATCATAGTTAATGCTTAGTACTGTGTCTTTGTCTGCAAAATACTGCTTACAGTTAAACAGTGCAACTGCATCTGTGTCCAGGAATGCAATGTGTGGCAAACCTGCGCCTTTAGGATCTTGAATAAGACTACGCACACTGTCTGCACTAATATTTCTAAATGCTGCTTCTACAGGTACACTTAGTATATCTTTTACCCAGAAGTAATAACGAGGTTGTGTGCTATCTGTTGTGCTATCATATACATTTGCTATGTTGAATTTTGTAGGGTCTTTTACAACGCCTTCTCCTGTGTATTGACTTGGTGGTGTTGAACTTTCAATCCACTCATATACATCAATGCTTGATCCAGGAAATGCTTGCGCCCAGTAGTTTTGGCGGAAATCTAAATTGCCTTGTTCAGCATTTAAATAATGCACAGTGCTTGTATCCCACCATAGCCTGTTTTTGTATTTGTAGTTCCATAAATTGTTATACATTGCTGGATCTGCATGACTAACATAACTAAGCTCTGCTGCAGCAACACCTGCTATCTTGCCTTTTGCTGGATCAATATAATCAAGGAACACACTAACTTCGCCTGCTTTTTTATTGTAAAGTGCAACACGGTTAATTTGACTTACGTCAACTCTTGTACCTTCACTGCGCAATGTGTTCCAACTACCTGCTCTTGTGTTGTTGTTAAATTCATATACGCTGCCGCTGTTAGCAAAGTTTGTTGTATCATTAGGTGCACCAACAAATACTCTGTTGTCATTGTATGCAATTGCGCTACCAAATTTATCTAGTTCAAGAATATTTGTGCTCTTGAGTTGCTGTCCAAACACCATCTTACTTGGATCTGCCAGATCTGGTGTATTAGGATTTAGTAGTTCAAAGACATACACTGCGCCACTTTGTGTGCGTCTATCTGTAAATGTTGTACCACTTGCATCAAATACTGTTGTTGCACTTAGGTAGTCTTCACTGTTTGTGTTAGTTTCAATATCAAATCCTGTAGGAAGCAGCGTACTTGCTTTATCACTTGCAATTACAAGATTGCGTGTATCCGAATATGCACTTGCACTATTATGAACATGTTTGTCAAATGCTACTTTTTCACCAAAGTTTTCATTTTCAAATGCCTGTGGATGATTGATCTTTTGTGTAAGTTTAAACGGATCAACAATTGCACCAGACTGGAAACTAGTGCCTGTGCCTGGCATTACACTAAGTTTATTGTAAAGCTCTGTGTTAGTTGATGTAATAACAAGTTGATCATCACTGTTCTTACTTGCACTTACTCCTGGGATGTTTGCTGCAACAATATCTGCGGCTAGGTCTGCAGGATCAGTGCTACTAGAACTTACTGTAACTTCACGGTCATCAATGAACAGTGTGTGTCCTGAAGTGACACTGTAACTGCTACCTTCTTTACTGGTAACACTAGCGTAGTTTTTGCCTGCGTCCTGCAGAATGAATACGCTGCCTGTGTTAGGATTTGTTTCATCTTCGCCAGGACTGCCAATAGCAATAATACTACCTTTAGTATCAATACCAACACTTATACCAAACTGCTCGTTACCGTTTGTCTCATCATCCAGGTCAACCTGGTCAATCTGTTGCATTTGTGTAAACGTGCCAGTGTATACCTCAATTACATCACCCGCTGCGGGTGCAAATTTAAAAGTAATAGTTTTACTTGAACGAGTATAAAATCCTTCAGTGGATCCGTCATTGTCCACTGGAACATCAGCATTATTTGTTTCAATTTGCAACTCACCGTTTACTTCAACGTAGATTTTTGTTTGCAATGTGTTAGTTGTTGTAAATGATTTTACCGTGCCATCTGCAATGAACTTCTCAACATACTGTGCATAAAGATATGCTTCACCACTGTTTGCTTTTGCACTAATAGTTGCTGCTGGTGCACCAACAATAACTCTCTTACCTAGGTAATCACAATCTATGCTATGTCCAAAGTCGCCGCTGCCTGCTGTGTAATTACCTATTTCTTTAAAGTAATCCATCTGTCTAACAACAATTTGTAAACTACTTGCAGGTGTGCTTGTAAATGTAATATCTGCACCACTGAGTGTAAAGTCTTTTGTAGGCAAATACACTTTGCCATTGCCATCCACAACGTTAAGTGCATTAAGATCAGTAGGGGTAAAGTCCAGTGTATATGTTGCAGCACCAGTTGTTGTAACAGTAAATGTTCTTTCACTTGAAGAAACAAGATCAATCAGTGTGTACACATATATTTTATTATCGCCAGGCGCACCAATAAACAAATGTCTGCCATTGCCGCTCATTGCCATACTAAAACCAAATTTGTCACTAGTGCTTAGTCCACTTGGACGTATTGCTGGTCTGCGGTTAAATGTACCTGTGCTGTCTATGTAATAAGGGAAAGCAGCGCCTTTGCTACTTTCAGTATCAGGTGCACCAATAATAGCATAGTCTGTAGCAATTGCTAGACTTGCGCCAAAACTATCCAAACTGTCGCCAATGGTTGATGCAGATACATTTGTGCTTTCAATAAGTATGCCGCCTTCACTGCGAACATAAGGCACAACTGTACCACTTCCGTTATTAGGAGCACCAACAAGTGCTAGTGTACTTGCACTGTTAATAGCAATGCTATTACCATATAAATCATCTGCATTAATTGGACTTGCTGTTTTAACACCAGTGGTTGTCCATGGACGGGCATTTTGTAATACTTGCCAATCGCCATCATTGTCTTTGTCAACCCAAACTAGTTCTTTACTGTCCCATCCACTTACAGGTGTATATGTGCTAAGATCACTTGGTTGTGCAAAACGTACACTACTAAGTTTATACATTGGAATACGCACATCCTGTATGTCTGCTTCTGTAAGTGTGTCTACAACTGTAAACGTATTTGGACTACTAACTTCGTAAATTTTAGCAACTTTACCTATTGGCTGTGCTGCACGAACAATAACATAGTCATCTTTTACTAGTCCATGATTAACATCTGTGGTATAGATTAAGTATCCGTTGCCTGTGCTTTCAACACTAGTTACTGTGCTCAGTGTTTCATCAATGCGGCGCATGCCCCAGGTGTTTGTAGTATCAGTTGCAATCCAAATCTTTTTACCTTTGCCTAGTTCGCCAATACGACTGCTTAGTGCCTCTAGTTCATCACCGTTGAACACTGTAAAGTCAACATCGTCTAGTCTTGCATAACCCGCACTGTCTAAATCATTCTTGGTAACGCTGTTAGCATCTCTTGTACCAAATACTTTGCCTGTGTAATCGTTAGGTGTTTTATAAAGATCTTTTTGTTTTACTTCATAATGTCCCAAGGACGCATCACTTATTAGATCGCCATCAGCACGGAAGTGTATTATAGTTGGATTATTACTTGCTTGATCTTCTGGTATTATTGTTTCAATAATTTGATTACTGTCAATACTGCCAAATTCACCAACACGGAACGCCCACTCTTCAAAGTAGTCAATGCTTTGATCTAGGTTAGTGAGCTCTGCATCAATAAGTTTGTTAATTGCAGCACCAGTGCCTTTTTGCTTTAGCATGCCCTGGTAGAACTTTACCTGACTGACATCATCCAGTCCTAGTCCTGCAAGGTAACTTTTTTCATTAAATCCAATAACACCTTTACCTAATTTGTCTGTACCATCTTCCAGATTTAGGTTATCCATTTCAAAGAAGTTTTTAAACTGCCCTGCTTTGTTTGCTAGGTTTTTAATAAGTCCAGTTGTCATATTATCAGCAATAGTCCAACTGTCGTAATCAAATGTGCTACTACCATCTACACTTGCTTTTGCTACATAAGTATTACTCTGATAACTTACAATATCACCCTTTTTGTAATCCTGATAGGTTTGCCAAACGTTAATCTTATCTTCATTGATAAAGAAACCAGGTGCATGCAGTGTGCCATTCCAATCGCCACTTTTTGCACCAATTAGTTTGAGTCTACTGTGTCTGTTGCCAAGCTCTGGCTGATATATAATATCATTAAAGATTGTTGTATTGTTGAATACAAGAACATGTTCATGCTGTATAGGATCTAATTTAGCACTATACAGATTTGTATTTTCTGTATCAATTTTAATTTCAACAATGTTATCATCTCTGCTTACATCATAGTACTTGGGATTAAGTATAGCATTGTTAGCATCTTTAAGTGCACCACCTTTTGTAATATCATCCACTGTGGCAAATGTTCTATTAAGCAACAATGTTTCATAAAAAGGACTTAGAACAATAACACTGCCCTCAGTCCATTGTTGTTGTGTCCAGAATGCAAACTCTCGTCCTGCAGTAACAAAATCATTCTTATCGCCAGCACCTGTTGTACCATCGAACACAAAGCCACGACTTAGTAAATATCTCTGATATGCTACTAGGAAGTCAAAAACTTGTTGTCTGCTAGTAATAATTGTGCCATAGGGAATGTTAATTATTTTATTTTCAAAATCTTTGTATTCAAATAGTACTGTTTCGCCTACGCGAACTTCTCTGGGCTGATTTGCACTAACACTGGGTACAATTTTAAAGTAAGGATTTTCAATATCATAGCCCTGTATCTCATAGCCGCCGTTGCGCTGAATAATTTGCACACCACTGTATACCACACGCTCAAGTGGCAAACTCTTTTTAGTATACACACTTAGATCTTCGTCAGGTATAAAGATGTTTTCACTTTGGGCACTGGGAGTCACGCTTTCTGCAACAACTTTGAGGAACTTTTTATCTGAAAATCCTCCCATAGCATAGCACAGGTTAAGCTCTAGGTTGTTAATCTTTGTAATTTCATCATCAACACTGTAACCGTTGAACCTAACATATTCATTAATAAATTGGTTATAACCTTCCACACGCTGTATACCACTTGCACCGTTGCTCTGACTGTGCATCTTAAAGTCTGCAATACCTGGTCTGTAACTCTTGAACTTTTGTAATACTTGATCATACTGTGCATCTTTAGTAAACAAGTTAGTATCAAACATGAGTGTCCCATACTTTGCAGGTTTAATAGTTGCAGCAAGAATTTGTAGTACATAAGGATATTCACTGCTACGTTTCCATGCTGTTTCTGCTGGACTGCCATCACTGTATACCCAGCCGTCATCTGCGTTTGCACTGGTTGCGTCTTGTACTAGGAAGTCTCTAGGAGCTCTTAAACCACCTTGTTCGTCAACAGGAATTATACTCAATAAATCAGGACGTTTACGTCTTGCAAGTTCAGTAAAGTTAATACCAGTTGCATCTGTGTACAATTTACCGTCACGCAGATCTTCCCAGAGTACAGTATTGCCTTGTGTGTATGGTGCTGCACCATAACGTGCATCCCACCAGTTTGGCTTATCACTAAGTCCTAGCATTTCCCATGGTGTAGTATGAGGTGTATCTGTATCATAGAACCAGCGATACATACCACGCCATCCACCTGGAACTCTTGTTTTAGTAATTTTTTCAACACTGTTGCGGTAGTTCCAAGTAAAACCATTGTTAGTATCCACTGTCGTGTTTGGTGCTGTTTTAACTTTGTTGCGCAGTGCCCACTCACCGTAATAACTGCGAGTTATATTATTTGCTTCGCTAAAGTCACTTAGTGTACTACGGAAGAAGCCCGGTACAACTTCTGCATAATCAAACAGGTCTTTGTTATACTGTGTCTTGATGTTGTTGTAGATACGTTTTTCTAGTTCTAGTAGTACGTTGTCTCTGATATCGCCCCAGCCAATCCAGATACTGCCATCATGTCCTTCAACAACTGTTTTAGGAGTAGCATATGTTGAATCTGTAAAGATAGCAGGTGTAAACTTGTACCACAATCCCATTTTACTTGGTGTAGGTGGAACAAAACTACCGTTGGTTTCTGTGTATTCTACAATAGTAATTTTGTCATCTACACTTAATCCAATTGTTGCAATGCCTAGGTTATTACTAACAAGTATTACCTTTGCTTCCACTGTATCAAATGTATAATCCTGTCCTTCAACAAGAAGGTTAGCAGTGTTGGTGCTAGTTGGTGTATGATATACTAGTACTCCTTGATTACCAACACTAGTAAGATCAAATTGTGTGTTAAATTCAAATTCTGTTTCTGCAGCATCATCAATTGTGTATACTAGTTGTGACTTTTGATCTCCCCACGGAAGCATATCACTGTAGTAGAATGGGAACGCACTAGTTTTCTTTCCTGACATGTATAGTAGAATATCATCAACACACTTGCTAGGATTTGTTAAATCTAAATCCAGTTTATTAATGTTATCAATAAATTTGTTTTTAAACTTTGTATATTCATTTTTTACATATTTTATACTTTCAATTGTATTTGCAGTTTCATTTGTCAACAAATACATAGGAAGTATCATACCAGCACTGTGCTGCAGTATGTTACCAGGATAGGCTCTGTAGTTTACGTCACGGATATTACTTTTGCCAGGAGCAACACCAGTTAATGTTTTAACTTGTTGACTAATTTTAACAGTGTGGTTACGCAGTTGGCCAAGTGTAAGTGTGTCAAATGTTGCGTTACCTGCATTGTTCTGTAGATTGTCTGGCACTTCATAAAAACTGTTTGCTGCTTTTGTATTACTGAAAAACTTGATAGTTACTGTATCATTCACAGCAAGTGCAGTTGTGAATACAACATATTCTCTGTCACCTTGGATAAGGTGCGTATACTCACTTGGATACTTAAATTTACCGTTTACAAATACCTGTAGTGGCTGTTTAATTTTAGTTGTGTCAACACTTGCACCAATTTCAAAACTATACAATTCACCGTTTACATCATAACTTACAATCTGATACTGACTACTAGATTCAACTACTTTAGTCCAGCCATTGTACAATACTCTATTGCCTGCTATATCAAACTGATGCGCATGTCCACTGCGTACAATTACGTCTGTGTTACCAGTGCTTTTTGTATACTGAAATTTGTCTCCATCAAAGTTATTATCAAAAACAATATCACCAATTGTACTAAAGTTTTTATAGGTTAAACCAAAGTTTAGAATTGTGTCTGGATTGTTGTTGTTATTACGTTTGTAACTAAACAACTTGCTACCAACAAAGTTGCTACTTGGATACTTTGTTTGATCACTAAAACTTGTATGGTCTGGATCAAAGATGTCAAACAACGGATCCTGATTTAATCCAGTCTTTTGTTGTGCTGTTTTCCATGTTGTTCCATCTAACCAGAACTGTTTTCCTTGGTTAATTGCACCCAATGAACTAAGCACTGCATTTCCATCAACTACTGTGCCAACTTCTACCAAGTTTATAATTTCACTAGTAGTTGCATCACTGTCCTGGTTAATTAAGTCTACACGATAAATCTTTGTTTTAACATTTTCATCAGTGTCTGCACTAAAGATTATTGTGTTATCCTGCTGCAAATCAATACCATCTGCAAAGTAACCTGCTGTGCCGTTAACGTTGCTAAGTGCATCTGTCTGTGATGTATCAACAACACTAACTGGAGCAACATTGCTTTTACCCATGTTAAACAATTCAAGTCCACTATGAAATTCTATAATAGGACGCTTTGCTCTAGCAGTATCATCTACGTCTGCAGTGTAGTTGTTGTAAGTTGCTGTTGCTTCAATGACTTCTCTATGGAACCAACGATTGCCTCTACTCCATGCATTTCTATCTGGGCTACTACGGTTTATGACAATATAGTCTTGGTCCAGGGGTGCATTAATTGTTCCGTCCCACCCACCTGCATCATATCCTACTGTATCAAAGCCATCACTTGAACTATTAGTATAGGTTTCTGGCGTAAGCATCTCATCCACTGGTGTAAGTGTTATGCCACCAGGTTGTCCTACGCCTTCAACAAAATATTCTCTGTCTGCATAAGTGCTTGGTGTAATGTCGCTGTTAAATTGAACTTTAAGTCCGTTGGTAAATTTAACGCCATTGGCACTAGTATATGTTAGTTTTCCCTGTATATCATTTGCAACATCAATTGCTGGCACTGCATTTATATCAACTAGTTGTATTTTACCAAACTGGTTTGCATTGACGCCATCCTGGTAATAGAGTATGTCTAGTCCAGCAGTATATGGCTCAATAATTTCAGGCAAGCCGCTGGCATCTTTAAAGAACTCTCTGTTACCATATTTGTTGCCCTGTTTAATTTTAACTTTTTGACCAGTGGGCCAGTTTGCACTTCTAGTCAGTTGAATTGTATCTATACCGCCAATGTTATTAACTGCAATGTTGTATACGTCATAGCGTGTTTCAATAGGAAGTGTTGTTGTTTCATCAAATGGATTATCTGGATCATCAAATCCATACACATCAAACAGTGCGCCTTGATCCCATGCTGTTTCATCAGTGGTAAGGTTAACAAATACTAGACTTTTACCGTCAATTTCTGTTTGTACATCAATGCCACCATGTTCGTCAATCAGTGTTTGTAGTGGCACATTATGAATTTGGTTGTATGCAAGTTCAGTAGCAAAGTCTGGATTTGCTGCTTGTGTAGCATTAATTTTATCGTTTTGCGCATCTGTTCTTGGAACATTAAATGTAATTGTCCCATTGTCATCGCCGTTATTCGTAATACCAAGTATCTCTCTTGTGCTTACGTTACTACCATAACTGCTAATACCACTGGTACCGATTTCAGTTTGAATCCAGAATGGTGTGCCAGTTTGCTGAACTTGGAAAGTATAACTGCCCCCTCTTGCAAGAGTAATAGTTGGATTAGCATTATCACTTCCGTCAATACTATATTCTTCAACGCTTGCTACTGTGCGACGTGTTACTGTAAAGTCCTTTTCTGCATCAACAAGACTGTTAAACACTTGCACACTGTCAGGTCCTGCAGGGAACCAGAAGTATTCACCATAGTTAACAAGTTTATCTAGGTCAACAAATCCACTGTAGTTGTAGTATTCCTGATCAAACAAATCACTGTGTGTATTAACATTAACATTGTTATATTTTAGACTATTAACAAAATCAACGTAACCGGTCAGACTTTCAATCTGCTTATTAGGACTGCGATATACCACTGCAGGCTCTAACTGATAATTTTGTCTGTCATCATTGATTTCATTGATGTAGCCATCACCAACTGAGAAGTTAGGACTAAACTTACGTCCAATAAAACTATTGACACGCTGTAAATTAGGTTCACTAATTAACTGGTCAACTGTTGCATTAAGAAACTTGTTGTTCTTTGTTGTCTGAAAAATATCAGGTAATAGTACTGAACTTTTACGAAGTGCCATTAGTAACCATATCCTCCGCCGCCGCCGCCGGATCCACCGCTACCGCCTGATCCGCTACTGCCGCTTGAACTGCTACTACTACTTGAACTTGTGGTGGTAGTTGTAACTGTGTTTGTTGCTGTATTTACTGCAGTGCTGGAACTGTTTGCACTGGCACTTTCTGCTGCAAGATTTGTTGTAGTTGTATTGACAACATTACCGCTTGCTTGTAAACTGTTTGCAGTGATGACGTCAATAACTTCAATGTCATTTACTGTTGCACTACTAATTAAAATTTCGTCTCTCTGACTCTGTATTTGGAATAAACTACCAAAGTTGCTGGTTGCTAGTTTAGGTACAATTACAACACTAAGCACATCTGGACTTAGCACACTGTACAAGTATGCTGCTAGTTCACTAAAGAAGAAACTATCACCAAAGTCCCAGTTTTGTATTGCAAAATATTCGTTGATTCCAGCAACAACACGTTCTTTAATTTCACTGTCGCTTACAAGTGTGCTATTGTTCTTAACTACTTTAAATGTTGCTTGCAATTCTTCATCTGCCTTGTCACCAAATAGTGGTCTGTAACTAACACTGTTAAAAATAATAGTATCACTTACACTTTTGTACTGCTCTAAACTACCAAATTGCTCACGCAGTTCATTTGTAGTTGGTTTTACAGGCTTGACTATGCTTCCTGTGATATCCGTAACATAGTTTCTATAATCTGCGTCATACTGACTTGTAAGCAAAAACAAATCTACAATGTTGCTTGGGCTTGGATCAATACGTCTGTTGTTTGGACTGTTATGTGTATACTGGAACAGCAAGTCACTGCGTCCTGTGCGTTTGATATAGTCAGTGGTTAGTGCTATGCTTTTAACATTGGCGCCATCAATACTTAGAATATAAAATTTATCATCTGTGCCTGCATAGAATATTTGTCCGCTAGTAAACTGTCCAATTACTTCATTTATTGAACTACGGGTAGCATAACGTTGCTCTACACTGGTACTTGCAACAGGTGTGTAAGTTAAGTATCCGCCACTGCTTATACTTGTCTGATAAAACACAACCTTTGTTGATGCATTTGTAAGTGGAGCAACAACAATGTCAAAAACTTCTGGATTGTCAACAACACCGTCGCTGTCAATATCAGGGAATGTAACTTTAATTCTGTTTGTTAGTGTATAGCCATCTGTTTCTGTGATAACATCATCAATTTGCATTGCATAGTCAACTGCCAAACTGCTTACACTATCAGGCAATGCGTTAACTTTAAGAATGTTTATCTTATCCTTAATAGTTTTGCCTGTGCGTGGATCAAAGATTTTTAAATCATTGTCAAAGTAAAAGCGTGTTTCTAATTTACTTTCAAACACATAACTTGTGCTGCGGAAGTTAACTGTATAAGTTGAGCCATCATTGGTAAATTTAAAGAACCAACTAGCATCCAAGTTTGTATTGCTTGTATTTCCTGTGTAGTCTAAACTAAATGTGTTTGTAGTATTAAGATCCAGTGCATTAATAATTGCCCATGCTTGTGTATCTCTGTCATAGCGCAATCCAAAAGTTTTAAAATCTCCGATTGCTTGAATAATATCGTTTCTTACTGATGCTGTGATTGCAGTGTTCCATGGAGCAATAACTTGATCCAATACTGCATCCTGTGGAATAACTTCACTAAGTGAGACTGGTCCAATGCCTGTTTCCAAATTACCCACACCCTGATTAGTTCCATCTGTTACAACTTCGCTAATACTAGCCCAGATATAATCACGAGTATTAATTGTTCCACTAGTGCCTGTAATAAGGTTGTTGTTTACATCAAATACTTTACCACTTGGTGCAGTAAACTTTAACAATGCGCCAACTTTTGCAAATTTTAAATTACTGGTTGCAAAACTGCCAATTTTAAGAGGACTGTCAACACTGTTTTTAAAATAGCCTGTGACTGTACCACTGCTGGTTGTTGCCAGATTCCAACTAGCACTAAGTCCTGTTACATCAATACCTCCATAGTTTTTGAGATAATAATGCAAACTTTCATTCTTAAGGATGTTTTTTTCAACTTGCTGGCTTATAGTATTACTAATGTCACTGTCAGTTATAAACGTAAACTGGAACTGTTGCAGATCCTCTGTGCGATAAAAAATTCCATCCTCGGCAACAATGTTTGTGCTGCTATACTTGCCTGTTGTGTCACGCACATCCAAATAACGACTGATGCCACTTGCAGTTCTGTTAATTGCTTTTGACTTTAATACATTACTAAATTTAGTGTAAGGAAGGATCTGATAATCCTCACCTGTAATCATACGATCCTGTGTGTAATACTGTTGCTGTGCTTTTAGTTTTACATCACGCAAGTTTTCTCTTGCACTAGCATTTGCTATTGTGCTTTGTAAACTCAGAGTGACTGTAAGGTTTTCAATTTGATTGCTGTGACTTACATAAGGTATAGCAATTTGCAAGTTTTGCATTTCATCAGGACTAATTTTATATGTAGTGCCTGCTCCAGTGCGGAAGTAAACACGGAAGTTGCCTGTTGGAATGTTTGAGAAAACATCATCACCAAATACTAGACTAATTTGATCATTTGCGCGACTGCGCACTGTGAATAAGTTTTTGTTGTTAGCACTTAAACTGTTATAGATAACATTGTTGCCACTAATTGCTGGCACTTTTTCCCAGCGTGTGGTTTCTCTGCCAGAATCATCTAATTGATATAACCAAACATCATTGTTGTCAACATTGTTAACGTCAAGTTCCACTGTGCGGTTAGGAAGTTTTTCACCAATAGTAAAGTCTGCACTCTGCAAGTTGCCCTGTTTAAAGTAAAAGAAAAATCCGCTGTTAGCACTGCTAAACCCTCTGTTATCATTACGATAAAGTATGTTTGTTGTGCTACTGGGCTGTGGTGCTACTTCATACAAATAGTCTGTGCCACTGTAAGTGCCTTTGACTAATTCAAAGTCTAGGTTTTGTGTACCCACTGCAGTTTTAAAGTCATAGATTGGTACAGTGCCAGGATTAAGTTTTAGTTGGTATTCTTCAATATTAATGCCGCCCACTGTTGTTTTTAAACTTGGGTTGCCAAACTGTTGTGTGTTTACCATACTTGCATTAAGCACTGTGGTAAACTGCTCTAAAAAGTCACTGTTAGTTGGATCGCCCCAGACAATTTCTGTGTCACGAAGGCTGTTGCCATTTGCATCACTGATGTCCTCTGTGGTTTCCACACTTGAAATTTTTAGCAATCCGCGGGCAATCTGCTGACGCTTTGGATAATAGTTAAGCATGCGAGCTAGACGTAGTATGCTGTCTCTGCGTTCTGCTGTTTCTAGGAAGTTTTCTCTAGCATTTAAGTCTGCGCGGAAACTAAGGCTTTGCCCTAGAAATGCAATTAGATCAATCAGTGCAATATATTCACTTGATTCAATAAAGTCGTTGAAATCTTCTGGATAATAGTTACGCAAATAGTCAACCATGCTCTTACGAATGGTTTCATAATCGTAACTTTGAAAATCTGCTTCACGGAAGGTCTCGTAGACTTTCTTCCAATCTTCTGCAGCAAATAAGTTTGATTGTCTTGTACTAGCAGCCATGTTTTAACATTCCTATTCTATTGCAGTATTTATTTGCAGAATAAAGTATGTATATTATATTGCTGCGTTATCCGGTCTGTCAAAACGTACACTTAGTTTTTCAACTTGATTATCCACTACATAGCGCAATACTATCTGTACCTGAAGTCCATTTTCGTACTCATCCAGTGTAACTTCTTCTGGGCGCACCCTAGGATCAGTTTGAATTACAGTGTTTACTTCTTCAACAATGAGTTGTTTTGTTTCTTCTGTAAGTGGATCCATGATTAAATCAAGCAAACTAGTGCCAAAGTTGCCGCGCATTAGTTTTTCACCTTTGCGAATAGCAAAATGATTAAGTAAATCTCTTTTTATAAGGTCAGTGTCAGTTAACTTTGGACTACCAAAGTCGTTGTTTATTGTACTAAATCCTTTGTATGTTGCTATTGCCATTTTATTTTCCTTTTAGTGCTGCGTCTGCTTGCGCCAGCAATGCTTTAATCTGTGCTTCCAGTGCTGCTTTTTGTGCTTTACTTAGTGTGCGTCTACCTGCCCACCACTGTGTGCGTAACTGTCTGGCTTGATCACGCAAGGCTTTGTAGGCTGCGTATCCACCCTGCTTTTTCTTACGCTCTAACTCTGCCTCTTTCTTTAATATAGATTTTTCTAGCTCACCCTTTTCTCGTTCTTTTGCTTGAGTTTCCTGAGCCTCCAATCCATATGGATCACTATTGTCAGTGTTGTCTACCAGTGGTTCAGCATTGAACGCATCAATATTTGCTTGTTCTTGTGCATCTGCTTCTGCAGTACTGTCTAGCAAATCATCAGTTGGTGTATAAACATTACCTGTTATAACTTCGCCGCCTGTGACAGGTTCTTCTTTAATTTTTCCAACACGATCACTTGCTGCCGCACCAGTTTGCATACTTTGTTTAACTTTGCTTGCAACATCTTCGCCACTGGCAATGTTTGTGGTGTTAGGTAGTACGTTTTCAATGCTTTGTGTGCCTTGTCTTACTTTTGCTGCTATCTCTGGTGTACTAACATTACTTGCAGTTAGCATACTTGTGATTTCTTTTTTGCCATCAGTTGCAGTAATGCCGCCAATGTTCACTAGTTTCTGATAATCTGCAGCAACAACACCTTGTTGTATTTGTTCTTGTAATCCTGGGTTTCCTAGTAGTTTATTAAGACTACTTGCTCCACCTTTGCCTGTCCATACGCTACTGTCTGCAAGTTGATCGTTAAACACTGCTTCTGGGCGAACAAACCCCTGTGATTGAAGTTGATCTACGTTAAAGCCAAACTTACCAACACTTTTTGTTGCACTATCAATAAACGCAGGATTGTTAGCACTACCAACTTGCTTAACAACTGCAGCATTTAGTCCTTGTACATCAAAACTGTTCAGTGCGCCAACACTAAATCCTGTGTTTACTTGTTTGACCATATCTGTAATTGGGAATTTGTTTATGTTAGGCGCACTCAACACACTGCCCAAGTTATCTGGAATGCTTGGCACTACTTTGCTTAATCCGCCAGTAACACTGCTCAAATCAGGGAGTCCTGCGCCCAGTCCTCCTGCTAATCCTGTAATTTTGCCGCTTGCGTCTGTTACAAGTTTACCAAAGTCTGCACCCTGCAGGGCTCCAGTTGCACCCGAAAGTTGACTTGTAAGATCGCCAACTGGTAAGTTACTAGTAATACCGCTTAAACTTCCAGTAACACTGCTTATATCCAACCCGCCTGTGACTTGTCCTAGCACGCCGTCTGTTAATCCTCCTGGTAATGCCCCACCTAGTCCACCTGGTATTGCACTTGTAAGTCCACCTGGTATTGCACTTGTAAGTCCACCTGGTATTGCACTTGTAAGTCCACCTAGTCCACCTGCTAATCCTCCCGATGC